GGCTTCGCTGTCCGCGCAGAAGTGGAACGCGATGTACCAGCAGCAGCCCACGAACGACGAGGGTGCGATCCTGAAGAGGGAATGGTGGCGCGTGTGGCCACATGATGAGCCGCCGCCGGTGGACTACATCATCCAGAGCTATGACACGGCGTACTCAAAAAAGGAGACGGCCGACTTTTCTGCAATTACGACCTGGGGCGTGTTTTACCCGGACCAGGACTCAGGGCCAAACATTATCTTGCTTGGGGTCCGAAAGGGCCGATGGGATTTTCCGGAACTCAAACGAATTGCCAAGGACGAATACGACGAATGGAAGCCAGATAATGTGCTGATCGAGGCCAAAGCGACAGGTATCACGCTTCAGCAGGAGTTGCGCAGGGTTGGAATTCCGGTGACGATGTACTCACCTGGTGGTCGTCGCAGTGGCCAGGACAAGATTGCACGTGCGAACTCTGTTGCGCCGATTTTGGAGGCGGGGATGGTGTGGGCACCGGACACGGACTGGGCGGATGAGCTGGTGGAGGAGTGCGCGGCGTTCCCGAACGGCGACAATGATGACCTTGTCGACACCACCACACAGGCCCTGATGCGGTTCCGATCCGGCAACTTTGTGGCATTGGATTCGGATTATCTGGAAGAGTCCAAAAATGAATCGCTTGTGCCAGAGTATTATTGAGGAATAAAATTGCAATAACTTTGCATGGGGACGCCTATGAACGAATCATTCGACAGCAGCAACATAGACATCGACATTGACAGCCTGTCGGAACCGATGGGTTTCGCGATGGGCGGAGAAGTCGAGGCTATGCATTTGACCCCCTACAACGCGACCAACCAAGAGAACGGCGATTTTCAAGACGCTCATTCCATGCCCCAGACGTACGCGCAAGGCGGCGAAGTAGAGATCGGGGATTACAGGGTTCCAACACAAGGCGTAGCACGGCAGATGCTTCAGCGTTTTGCTGATGGCGGAAGCGTGCAGGGACGTCCTGTTGGCGGCATGTTTGATCTTGCTCCGTTCACACCTCCGGGACAGTCTGTTGGGATCATGAATGCCACCGCTCCTGGTGGCATTGGCACTCAGCAGTACAACAAGAATATTTCGGACTTCGTTCAGAACAACATTCACAACAACCCTGCTGCAATCACATCGGCTGCACAGCAGTATGGCGTGAGCCCCACGGACATCACCAATGCGCTGGGTGGCCAGACCTTGGAATCGAAGTTCCGCGCAACGCCTTCGTACCAGACACGTCCCGTGACAAATGCTGATGGGACCACGCGCCAGGTTGACTTCTTTGGCCCTGCGACCATGCTCACTGGTGGCACAGGAACAGGCAGTACCTGGAATGCGCCTGTCGTCACATCACGACCACGTCAGTTGGTGGATGTCACACCTGGACTATCTGCATCACAGCAGCATGCGCGCAACCTTGCCGCAGGGGACCAAGCACTTCAGCAGTCGTTCCAGCGCACGGGCCTGCCGATGGACCCTGCCACGTACTACTCCTGGCAGAAGCAGCTCGACAGTGGCCAGATCAAGCCAGAGGATCTTGCCTCGAAGTTTGACGCCCCTGCATACGAGCGGCGTGTCATGGCCGCGTACAAGAGCGTGGGCCGTGAAGGCATGGGCTCGGACCTTTCGATGTTCCACCCGACCAGCATGGGCGAGATGTACAAGACGTACATCAACCCGAATGCGACGACCGAGGAAATGGCCTCGATCAACGACCGCTACAAGCAGTACGGCACGAACTGGAATGCGCAGCAGGCCAACAAGGCACGCAACGAGGTTCTGATTCCTTCGCTGCGTGCGCAGGACTACTACAACCGCAATCCTGATGTGGCGCAGGCTTTCCAGGCCGCGTTGGCCGCGAACCCTGCTATGGACTACGCGAAATTTGCGCTGGACCACTACAACCGATCCGGCAAACGTGAAGGCCGCACCTGGGACAACAAGATCACCGTAGGCGAGTTCGAGGCTCCGACGGCGGCAGACTTTGCCAAGATCGACCCGAGCGGCTACAACTACTGGCTCAACGCCCTCAAGAGTGGCCAGATCAGCGCAGCCGACTTTGACAAGCAGTTCTATGGCGGTGTCGCAGGCTACCAGGGACCGTATGCAGACCTGTACAAGGGCTCGATGGACAAGGCAGCGGAGATCATTCGCTCACGTGGCATTGTCATTCCATCTGGCAGCGGCCGCACACTGCCTGGTGCAACTGGGTACCAGTTCAAAGATCAGTGGGACACTCGATCAACTTTGCCGACCACTCCCGCCCGCAGCACGACCACGTCTGCGAACACCACATCTGTTGACACGACAGCAGCGCGTGCCGAGCTGAACAACCTGTACAACACCGTTCTTAACCGTGCGCCTGACACTCCGGGTATGGACTACTGGATGTCTACCATTGGAGCGGATGGCGTGATTACGCCAGCCGAAGCAAACACCTTCAGGGCTGCGGCCCGCAGGGAACTAGATGAGCTGACTGAGACGATTCCTTTCGCGCACGGGGGTGAGGTAAAAAAGTCTAAGGGGACAGCGTCATATCGGACGGCTGTCCCCGTACGTCGCGCAGAAGGATCGCCAGAGGAAGGCGAGAAGCCCGAGCCACGGGCCACGGCTCAAGAACCACGGCCCAGTGCTGCTGAGACGCTCAAGAAGGTTGGGTTGTCGGTGGCGCGAGGGGTGCCGCAGGTTGTCACGGGAGCCGTGGACCTTGCAGCAATGCCGTTCACCATGTCAGGCATGATCAAGCCTGAAGACGTGGTGATGTCGACGGAGTATCTGACCAAGCGAGGTCTGTTGCCTCCGCCGCAAAAGGGTGTCGTCAATGAGACGGCAGAGTTGATCAGTTCTGCAGCGAATCCGGCTGGCGCTGTAAAAGGGACGGCAGCCGCTGCACTGGGCGCGATGACGCGTGGTGCGGGGAGGACGGTCGAGAAGCAGCTTGCGTTGCCGTTTGGCGAAGCCGCCAAAGGAGCGCCAGAAGCACCGATGATTCGGGCCTACACAGGGCACACACGCGAGATCGTTGGTCCATATGACGTCAATCGTGGGGCAAGAACTGCAGACATGGGCCAAGGCCTGTATCTGACGGATGATGCCGAGTATGCCAGCCGTTCTGCCACAAAGCGAGTAGGCAAGTCGGTGCCGGAAAATGAAGCTGCTCCTGCGGTGTACCCGGTTGATCTGATGCGTGACCGGATTCTGATGCACGATCGTCAGTATCCGCGTGAGGTCTTGGACAAGTTGCGCAAGTTCAGCACGAAAGTGGAGAACGTAGAGGGGCCCACGGTCAGCGGGGAATATATTTACGAGCAGGTTCGTAAAGCGCAGATTCCGAAGACCATGCTTCCTGGCGTTTTCAAGCTGATGGGGTTCCAGGGCGCGGAGTTCACACCTGGTGGCGTGAGTGGTGGTCGGTCGTACGTGGTCTATGACACGTCGAACACGGCCAAAGGCGCATACACCCAGAAGAAATTTAAGGACGGCGGAGAAGCGGTCGCCGACTTCATCAAAAAATCGAGTAAGAGGCGGTAACCATGCCAATAGATAAAGCAGTCAACGCAGCGCCAACAACCTCCATTGAGATTGAGCAGGAGGGCATGCCGGAGATCGAGATCGTCTTGGAAGACGATGGCAGCGCCACGGTCGAGATCGGAGAAGACGAGGAGTCTGATGTTGGCTTTTACGACAACATGGCAGAGGTCGTAGACCCTGACGTTCGTAATCGCATTGCGCTAGACCTGCTGGATCTGTTTGAGGCAGACAAGGCCTCCAGGGCCGATTGGGAGACGATGTATGCCAAGGGCCTGGATCTGCTTGGATTCAAGCTGGAAGAGCGCACACAGCCCTTCCGTGGGGCCTCTGGTGCGGTGCATCCGATGCTCACTGAGGCCATCGTGCAGTTCCAAGCACAGGCATTCAAGGAGCTGATGCCTGCTGGTGGCCCTGTTCGCACGCAGATCATTGGTAAAGAGACCTTGGAGAAGGCCCAGCAGGCCTCTCGTGTGCAAGATTTCATGAACTACCAGCTCACGACGGTGATGAAGGAGTTCACACCGGAGATGGACCAGGCACTTTTCTTCCTGGGCTACGGTGGCTCGGTGTTCAAGAAGACTTATTTCGACGCAACACTGGGTCGGATGGTGTCAAAACTGGTCCTTGCCGACGATTTGTACATCCCGTACGGCGGTTCGAGCGTGATGAGCGAGTGTCCTCGCATCACTCACCGCATTCCGATGTACGAAAACGACTATCGCAAGCGTGTCTGGGCGGGCGAATACCTCGATTACACGATTGAACCGGAACCAGCACCGGATCAGCCGAGTGATATTCAGGCCAAGATCGACAAAATCACCGGTCAAGCGCCTACAACGCACACCGACGAGATCTTTTTGCTCGAATTCCACGTCGATTTGGACCTGGAGGGCTTTGAAGACAAGGACGAAGACGGTGAAACCACTGGAATCAAGCGTCCGTACGTGGTCACGGTCGAAGAAAGCACCGGCCGCCTTGTTGGAATCCGCAGAAACTGGAGCGAAGACGACGACCTGAAGACTCGCATCGAGTATTTTGTGCATTACGTGCTTGTCGAGGGTCCTGGTGCATACGGTTTGGGCTTTGTTCACCTGATTGGTGGCCTCACGAAGTCTGCAACCAGCTCTTTGCGCCAGCTTATCGACGCTGGAACGCTCGCAAACCTGCCTTCAGGCTTCAAAGCCAAGGGCGCACGCATTTCGGACGACGATAAACCGCTGCAACCGGGCGAATGGCGC